CACATGCGTTCCTAGCGTATTGCCATCTAAGTGAATGGGGAAAGTAGCCTCTTATTGGTTAGTTGAGTAGACAGCGTGCATTTAAGTCGCGCCTATTGGCTAACATAATGCTTCCTTCATTGATTAGTAGATCGCGTAAATCTGGTCTGAGTTGGACTAACCTCGTATATCTACTTAATTTCTGCGGTATTGCACCTCCGGGCAATAATGCGTATTTCCCTTGCGTACGTTTATATGCTTTGACATCGTCTGTCTCCATATTATTAGATTATAGTATGGGACTGTGGGCTATCAGAAGGTTGAATAAATACCCGTAAAAAGTAAGTGCCATCCACTCGTCATTGACTAGTATACGGCGAGTCGTTCTAGAGGTACCGTGGGACCCCTCCGCGAAACGCGTTGATCATACCACCATCGTCTATGTAGATCCTGTTTGATGTAGTTATTTTCATGGCTACTAAGGGTTTCAGATGGGCATCTACTAAAGATGGCATATATCTTTTGCACTACGCCAATGGAGGGCGTTATTTATGGGTATTAAAGTTGGATATAAGGATGGTTTTATTGAGTTTAATCAACCTGATAAGTCTGAGGATAATTGGGTAGTTATCAAGTCTGAATCAGTAGCTTATGATAAGAAAGCTTTAATCTTAGATAAGTTTAGAACTGACTTTCCACATCTTCCAATCTCTGGTGTAGACGACGATGTCAAGTTTGATAATCTTACACGACTTTGTGGTCGTACTCGTGAATTGGCTCGTTGGTTTGCTCAAGCTAATTTACTATACTCTGATCTTACGCAACTTCCACTTTATCTTAAAGATCACGTTGAACCAGGTGCTTATTCAAAGATCAAAGATAAAGTTCTACTTCTTAACAAAAAGGCAGCTGCAAATGCTGAGGCGCGTCGTGAATTAGCTCTTGAGTATGAGAAGAAGGTTAAGCGGTTAGATGCTGAATATAAGGCTGATGTTTCTAAGTTTATTGGATCAGACAAGGTTCTTAAGATAATTACACTTACTGCTGAAGCAATGCCTGCGTCGTTGCAGCTTGCTTTAGATAATTATACTCCTGCAGATAAAGAGGTTGATATTGGTGAGTCCAGAAAACGTTATGCTCGTGAGATGTTGATACAGTTCAAAATTAAACTTCTTGAAATTATAGAAGCTGATCCAAGTATTGACATTGATGAGCTAGTGTCCAGTATGGCGTTAAAGTAAGTCGACCTACTATTGAGAAATTTTATGAGCGTCTGAGAAGTTATATGACTAAGGACAAACGTCTTGTCAACAAGACGTGGTGTCCTCACTTCTCTTCGTTCACCTCAAAGAAGTCAACGCTAAAGTATAAAGCAAGAACTACATCTAATAGCGGAACCAATGAGATTAGACAGCATTTGCTTAGACTAAACAACCCTAGATTTGTGAATGTAGTTAAACCTAAGCTTGAAAATAGGCGCGTTAAATCTTACTTAATTTATAAGTTTATAAGAAAGAACGGTGTTTTTACCAAGTATTCTAAGCGTGTTAAATTAAGTGAGTTTAAGAGATGGATGAACATCAACAAAACTAACAAGGTTGTTGGTTGGACTCCAGATTATGTCGGCTCAATGCCATCGCTTGTTACAAGAGCGAAGAACTATATTACTGAAGCAGTATCTAAGTGTTTCACGAGCATTGTTAGTGAAGTGTCCATAGACATGGAAACTGATCTAATCCGTAGCGCTTCAAACCCACGTGTAGTATATTCATCTGGGTATGATACCGTACATAGTCATATTAAAGAGTACTTCAAAGATAATACTACTGACGAAGTTTGGACGATTGATAATATTGTTAAGGTTTTAAACTACTCAAACTTCGCATGGTTTGTTGTCCCACATGTAAACTTTGGTAATGTTCTTGAATTATTCTCTCACGTTCGTGTGAATTTGAATGCTTATGCTGGTCATTACACCACTAAGTTATTTGGACAAGGTAAAGCGAAGAGTGATCAAGCTAGTCGAATTATCGCAGCTAAAATCTGGAGTGCACTTAAATATCGTCCACTTAAGAACATGTACCTATGGACTGTTCTTGGACGTGAGAAGGACATTAAAGTTGAACCAAACAACAAAGTTCCAACGGAAGTTGGTACACGTGTGGTTCTAACAACAGAGAATCCGATGTGCACATTATTAATGTGGTTTGCGCAGAAGATTGGGTATGTGATAAATAACTGCTCATCGCCAAACCGAACGTTTAACGTATCTGGTGAATTTGATGCGAATAAGTATAGGAAGATACACGATAGAGAAAAAGACTATGATTGGAAATTAGAGGCTGATTGGACGTACTACGACTCTAACATTGACACTAACTTCTTAATTGTTGCTGGTATACTTATGACTATGGGTTTGACTGAAAATAGACTTCATAGAAATATTGCGTATTTAATTATTAAGAGTATTGTCACTAAATATGTACTACTTCCTCCAGGTGTTGTTGTTGAACTGAACCGTGCTCAGCCCAGTGGTCATCCGTTTGGTACATTGACTAACTGCTATGTTAACACAATTTATTGGTGTCTAATTGGTTACAAAATCTACGGCCCAAATTACGCTCGTTATATGCGTATTGAAGTTTATGGTGATGATACCTATGCTCTATTTAAGGATCATGATAACCTTTGGAACATTGATAAATATGTTCGAGAAATTGGACTTAACAGTGAACCGCTGATTAACAACTTTGAGTCAACGCACATCAAAGCTGATTTATGCAATCGTATTGACTTCTTAAAACGTCGTTTCGATGAAACTGGGTTATGTTGGAATCATAAGAAAGTGTTTGATCGCCTATTCTATCAATCAAGAAATAGAGATATAAATGACCAAATATTACTTCTCCATTCATTCTTAAGTACATCACCATTTGATGACGACATGGTTAAATTGTG